GCGAAGTTTTTAACAGTAACAAAAGATTTCGAGTACTTGTAGCTGGCCGAAGGTTTGGAAAATCCTACCTTTCCTGTATAGAACTACTTCGTGGAGCGATAAATCGACCAGGTGAGACATATTTTTATTGTGCACCGACATATCGCATGGCAAAAGATATCGCATGGAAGGAATTGAAGAGATTAGTACCTAAAATCTGGGTGCAATCTAAAAATGAGACAGATTTGAGAATCGAATTAATAAATGGATCAACGATTGAATTGAAGGGAACAGAAAATGCGATGGCTTTAAGAGGTAGAAGTTTATCGGGTGTTGTTTTAGACGAAGCTGCATTTATGGATCAAGATGTATGGGCAGAAGTCATAAGACCTGCCTTGGCCGATAAACAAGGGTGGGCATTGTTTATTAGCACACCAGATGGAACTGCGAGTTGGTTTTATGATATGTGGTGTTTTTGTGGGGAAACTGATAGAGATGATTGGCAAAGATGGAGTTTCACCACGATCCAGGGGGGTAATGTTGCGGAAGAAGAAGTTGAAGCAGCTAGGAGTCAATTAGATGCGAGGACATTTAGACAAGAATTTGAAGCTAGCTTTGAGAATTTAACAGGATTAGTAGCTGTAAGTTTTGATGATGAAAATATTTCGACTGAATCTGTTGATTTACATTTAATGCCCTTGTTAATTGGACTGGATTTCAACGTAGATCCGATGGCAGGAATCTGTGCTGTAAAGCACAATGACTGTCTTTATGTCTTTGATGAGATCATGTTGACAGGTGGAGCAACAACTTGGGATTTTGCGGAAGAAGTTGTAAGAAGATATGGTGTGGATCGTAGAGTAATTGCATGTCCTGACCCAACGGGTAGTGCGAGAAAAACTAGTGGTGTAGGTGTAACTGATCATACGATCTTAAGAAGGAATGGATTTACAGTTATGAGTCCAAAATCACCCTGGAAGATTAGAGATAAGATTACTGCTGTGAACACAGCTTTGTATGATGCGAATGGTGAGAGGAGAACATTTATCCACCCACGATGTAAAGAATTAATAAAAGCACTTAGGACGTTAACTTATGCCCCAAATACAGGTATGCCTAATAAGAATTTAGGTGTGGATCATGCATTTGATGCTTTTGGATACCTTTGTTTGCAGCAGTTTAATTTAGCGAAGCCAGAGACACTAGGCCAAACTTCGTTTAGAATATATTAAGATACCCTTTTTGCTTATGGCCTACGGAATGTCAACAACAAAAAAGAAAAAGAAAAAGAAGAAGGGAGGAAAGAAGAGACATGAA